ACGGATGACCCACAGAATAAATCCAAAATCGTATACGAGAAGGAGGAGTCATGAACCCGAAAGAACGTCACACCCGGTCGGAGATCGAGTCGATCCCGACCCCGGAGTACACGAAGACTTGGCACCCAATATCACACAAGGAAGTGCTGGCCAGCCTCGACCTTATAGTCCAGGCAGAGGGGGTAGAGGTTGTGAACGAGTCCTACAGCACACGGAATAAGGGACGCAACATGTTCGGAACGTGGACCCTGGACATCCCCCTGGGAGACGGGGGATCCCTGGTTCAGCTTGGATTCCGGAACAGCCTGATGAAGACCTTCGCCGTCGGAGTTGCAGCCGGGACTCACGTCATTGCCTGCTCCAACATGCAATTCTCCGGGCAGTTCCTGGAATTCCGCAAACACACCAGCGGATTGACCTTTGAGGAACTGCTGTACGTGGCGGACGCGGCATTCGGGAAGGCGCTGGACCAGGCCAAAGAGTTACACGAGTGGCATGAGGGACTGCGTGCCATCCCGCTACCTGAGCCGCAGATGAAAGCCCTTACCTTCGACGCTATGGACAGGGGAATTCTACCCGCAAACCGATTCGGGGCATTCCGCGAAATGCACCAGGCTGAAGTGGAGCTGGCAGGGGACGACGGACTTTACCCTTGGCATGGAGCTCTAACGCGTATCAACCGGGACCTGAACCTGTTCTCGGTTGGGAGACGGACAGCGGACCTGCGGGTCCTGTGCAATGATTACGCCAGCCAGGTGGCAGCATGAAGAGGATAGCGGGTCTGTGGCTATTCTGGCTTACCGGAGTGGCAGCAGGTTACGCATGGGCCTGGAATGCAATTTTGCGGTAAACACCCAATCTCCTCTACCCGGCGAATCGGGGGGAGGGACTAAACCCCAAGGAGGAACTATGACACGAACAAAGATGAGACGCTTGATCAACCAGAGGTATATTGAAGGCCACGGATGTGCCAGTGGACTGCCCTGCCCGTTCGATTCGGAGGAGGTCAACGTATGGTGCGGGGGCGATTTCGTGGCCGGGGAGAAATTCCTGTCCAATTACGGGATCCCCAACCCCCCGATGCCATGCAACCTGTGGCGAATCGGATGGGAGACGCCAGACCCAACCCCGCAACCCATGAGCGCTAACCACTATCCCAATAACCTCGAAGAAATACTGGAGGAAGGACTATGACACTCGACACCCGAAGCCCGCAACCCGAAGCCCGCACCCGCTGCAAACACGGAATGAACCCGGAATGGTGCGCAATCTGCAACCCCCCAGAAGGGTACGACCCCTCACTCCACCGGAACGTCATTTCAGGTCGCGGGGTAGCCCCCATCAGATGGGACACCCGACCTATGTACGATCGGACCCTGAGGGGAGGAGCATGAAGGCCTTCTCCATCTCATGCATCCTTGGTTTGCTACTTGCGCTCGCAATCCTGGCCCACATCCAGCTTGAACAGCGAGACCAGATTGCGGCCTTGGAGTCCCAAGTCGAACACCATTATGAGCTCATCCTTTTTCTTTATGGTGATGATCTCGAGCCCCCGTTCTAGACCTATTCGCGGGTCGAATAACGGAAGGGGGATTAGGGGTATTATACTGGAAACCCCCTAACCCCCATCCTAGGGGGACCACGGGGGAGAAATCCCCCCAACCTCAGGGGACCATGGGACCACCCACCCCCCACAAATTAGCGGGAACCCCCGCAAAGGAGAACTAATGAATTGCGTCGTATCACTAGTCATCAAAGGCAAGAGCGAACCCGTCAAGGGTCTCACATCAACCGTCAAACATCTCAAGACCCAAACGGGTCTGGAGATCACGTTCGAGAAGAAAGACCGGGCATCTCTGGACTTCTTCTCCAGCCTCACCGAAGACATCATGGTTCTGGGCCTCACCGAAGCCCCTATCGGACCGCTTACTTTCATCGTCGGTGACGCTCCTGCCATAGGCCGCCTGCACAATCGCGCCCGTAAATCAATGGTCCGCATGCTCATCCAGTCGGAGGAAATCGAGTGGGATACTGCCTCCGGAGTCCTGGAGTTTACCGTCGAGAACGGTATTGGAGCTGACCTTCCCCCGCTCGTGGAAATCATCACGCGCCTCATATTCCGCTCAACTATGAAGACCAGTCACACCCGCCACGACCTGACCCTCTTCGACCTGAAGCAGACCTGCGGTCTCATCCAGGACTCCAAGGACGGGCTGGACGGAGTGGACGACGTGTTGGCTTGGATGAATACGCGGGAGCTCGTGACGGCAGAGAAGGAGAAAGAGGAGAAGGCTGTGGCTGCGAAAGCCCGGCGGGAAGCCAAAGCCAAAGCCGCAAAGGCAAAGAAGGAAGCCGCTGCCCTGGTCGAGGCCAAGGAGGAAAAGGAGGAAGCCGTGGCGGACAAAGCGAAGGTTAAGGCCGCGAAAGCCAAAGCCGCCAAGGGCAAGGCGAAGGCCGCCAAGGGTAAAGCCACACCCAAGGCCGCCGAGACGGCAGACCTGGCACCTGAGGTGGACCCTCAATAGCGGATCGTATCTGGTGCGAAAGCCTCACCTGCGACATGAGTCGTCGCTCCTGTGAGGCTAATCGCGCTCTCGCTCAAGAGGCCATCCTCATGCTTACCGAGGAGACATGGGAATTCTGGGTCCCGGGGGGAGAGGGAAAGACGGTGCTGAAGAATCGCCAATCAGTCTACCAGCTCCCCACCCAGCAAGTCAACCGCATGGTTGTTTGCGGGAAGTGCCCGGTGAGCGGCATAGACCCGGAACTCGTATCCCAGCTCCTGCGCGACGGAATTGACCACGTGCTCCATCAGGTAGAAGTCTACCGGGAGTACGGATACGTCCCCGAGGTGAGCCGGGAGAAGAAGCTGGAACGCGGAAGGCGATGGCGTGAAGCGAATGAAGATAAGGTCCGCGAAGACAGGGAAGCAAAGGAAAGAGACCGAAGAATTAAAATTTTAAAGGAGGGACCATTATGGGATCCAAAGGCATGAAGGCAGAAATGGCGGACAAAGGACTGAAGGCAGAAATGGTGGACAAAGAATTGAAGGCAACACTCGACCGCGCGACGGTCGCAATGGCGAAGGCTAAAGCCCTGATCGATGAGGGTGAGACAATCAAGAAGGACGTAAAGGAGCAGGTTCTCCCGCTCATGACCAGCTTCGGGGTGAAGTCCAACCCCGTCGAGGGCGTGGGGGTCATCAGCCTGCGGAAGGGTAGCGGATCAGCGATCAACCCTCAGCTCCTCACGGTTGCGCTACTGGAGAAGGGGATCCCCGCGGAGGAGATCCAACCCCTAATCGAGGGGGCAACGAAGAAGTGGAGCTATGATTTCGTGGAGTTCCGCACCCCCAAGAAGGGCTAAGCGCGAAGCCCGGAGAGGGCTACGGAAGAGAGACGAGAAGCCGGGAGGGGCAACCCCCCGGCTTTTTTGTTTTTCGTTCAAGGAGCAGGCAAGGAGACCCTACGGCTGGCCACTATCGACCCGTGCCTCCGACTCGAGCGCGAACTGGAGAAGCGCGAGAGCGTTCCAAGCTTCATGCGCCAGATGCGGAAGCCCGCTCTCCTCATCCAACCCCCCGTCGTCCACCAGGCCCGAGATTGCATGCCGGGCTTTCTTGTTCTGATAGTCTCGCTTGAAGCCGGGGACCTTACGCCAGCCCCCGAGGGGTCCGTGCTTCTCCACTCCCATAGCGGTCACACGGGCGACGGACTGGAGCGCGAGGTGGAAGTCGGAAATCATGTCCGCGAGTGGAGTCTTGGGGTCGTTGGGGAGGGGGAGATTCCACTCCCGTCTCATCTCACGGCAGAGGGGACAGTCGCATTGGTGGCCTGCAGGTTTGGTGTTGGGACCAGAGAGCCCCGGATCGGGGGGCCTCGAACCAGGGGGTCTCGGACCAAGCTTTACCATTTCGGGCGGCAGAGGGGGGAGATCAGTACCCATTACGCCTCCTTTCCATCAGCTCGCGGGCATTGGTCCGCCAGATCATGTGTTCGTGGCCAGGTCCGGTTCCGACGAAAGAGACGGGGACCCCGGAGGTCTCCAGCCGCTGAATGAAGAGGGAGACGGAAGGGGGGAAGGCTAAAGGCTGGTCCGGTCCGGCGGAAGTCTCAAAGCAGGACCAGTCGAGGTAATTGGCGAACTGGAGCGCGAGATGGGTAGGGCGACAGACGCGGATCATGTGCTGGAAGCGTTCCCAGGAAAACTCAAAGACGCGACGCGGGAGCTTTGTGGTCGTCGTCAGCTCCTCCAGGGGTTCCGGGCAGCCGCACCGGAAGCGAACGTCATCCCAGGTAATCTCGCGGGCTTCGGCATACGGGCCGCTCGTTCCGGTCCGATTGTTCACGCGTATCGGGTAAGGGCGCAGGACGGCGAACGTATCTCCCACGAGTTGCGGGGCAACCCCAGCTTCAGCCGCGATCATCGACGGGTTGACCATCTTTGACGTACAATACACGGGATCGATTCCGTGCTCCAGGTCGAGGTCGAACCCCTGAGTCGATTCGCATAGGACCATGGCCCCCTTGTCCAACAGGGAGTTCACCAGGATTGAGGAGGGGGAGGTCATAACCCTCACCCCCATAACCTTGAACACGTCGCGGATATGACCCGCCAGCGTGTGATGTCCCCTTCCCCTCCGCTCCATCTTCGAGCGCCGGCAGGCCCCGATCCCCTGGAGTGTGGACCCGATGTCGGAAAGCCCGCCGTCCTCTTCCAGTCCGATGTGGTGCTCGTGGATAATGGATGCGCGAGGGTCCACCAGGATGCGATGGGGATCAAGTCCCAGGGACTCCAGCTCAGCCTCAAACGACCTCACGTTTATCAAACTCGCGGCCGTGAGGACTATGGGACAGTCGCACATGATGCTGGCGACGGGAAGGTGGTAGCTCACCCTCTTTTCTCCCCCAGGCGTCACGATGGTGTGACCAGCGTTGGGGCTGGCAGTCATCACGAGCAGGTCGAGGGGGTAACGGTCGGCCAGAAACCCCGAGAGCTTCCCCTTGGCCTCCGATCCTGCCTGACCCCCGAATACGATGTTTAATTTCCCTTGTTGCATTTTGTCCCTCCCTTCCTGTGGTGTGTTAAGTGGCAAAGGCCGGCGGTCAATCTCCCGGCGGCTAATCCATGAAGAGTCATTGGTCCTCCTTCGATTCCAGTTCGTCCAGAATCTGTATGGTCTTTCGTTTAACCTCAAACCGAGGCCCGTCACCCGCAAACCATTTGGGGTCGCGCCCGGCAATTTCTCGTTTCAGTTTGGCTTTGCGCCTCTGGAGTCTCTGTCGCTCGATACGATCCGAGAGTTGATGGTCGAGCCGCTGGTCTATGGCGTGGAGTTTGGTGCGGGGAAGGGTAAGACCGCAATCCACGTCCCGCTGTCTGGGTTGGGGGGTTGGGTTCTCCCGCACGACCCCACGCTCCATCAACCCCTGGAGCCTCTTAATCCGACGCAAGAGTTGAGAGCGTTTAGTCCCACTTCTCTCTCGCCTCACCTCTGCCTTTGCCTTCTCCAGCTCAGCCCACATATAATCTCTCCTTTCTGGTCGAGGCGGGGGATCCCAGGCGGGAAACCCCAGGCGGGAAACCCCGGCGGGCAACATAATCCCGCCTCTCCTCGTTCTTTTCCGTTCTTGGTAGCTTCATTTTCTGTGTTGTCTTGACGGTGTGCGTTGTGCGTTGACCGTTTCCTTTTCCCAAGAACCACGTCCAGAAAAAAGCTTCGCGCGTTTCGAGGGTAACCCCATTGTGCGGGACACAACAGGCGGGGTTATCTGGAGTTGAACCTGGAGACGGGATGGAGCTCGGGGGAATTGGGTCTGGACCCTGGACCCTGGACCCTGGACCCTGAAGCCGGGGGTAACCCCCAAAGGAGTAATTATGAAGTGGCATCCAAATACACCCTGCAAGCACTGCGGCCGCAGACTCGAGTCTCATTGTGCTTCGGGTTACTTTAGCACGCACTACGACATGTACGTCCCACTAAACTACTGCCCTGGACCTAATGGGAGGACAGACTGGGACAAGGGGCCAGGGACTATATTCTTCCCCAACGTACCCCTGGATGAGGAGAGAAGATGAAGTTTACCATCGACACGAGTCCAAAGAAGAAAAGGAAGATTATATACGTGAGTGTGACCCGAATTGCAGGTCTTACGGGATACTCCCGGCCCCATCTCTCCAGAGTATTTAGGGGAGAAACGCGCCCATCCTTTGACTGTCTGGTGGCTATCGCGTCTGCACTCAACCTGACGTTGGATGAAGCCGCGAAGAAGATTAGAGGGCGAAAGATTATGGCGAGACATGGCAAGGGAGACTCGTGGACGAGGGGTTCTCGCCGTGGAATGCTGCAACCCAAACCCGCACCCGCACCCGCAACGGAATAAAGGAGACGCATGGAGGAATTCAGGATAGGGGCCACAGACACGAACGGACATTCGGCCCGACATTGGTTTCGGACACTCCCTCAGGTTGCGACCCAAGTGGAGAAAGTGGTGGCGAGCAAGAAGTTTCCGTATCGGACGAAGGGAGATCTGCTCCGGCACGCACTCCATCGACACCTGAACTGGCTGACGACGCAGGGGGCTGTGAGTTCGATCAGCGGCCAAGTTGACGTGATCCTTGAGCTGATCCGGGACGAGGAGTTGAATTCGGACTTCCTCATGGTGTTCGATAAACTTAGCGAGCGGATCAGCGGGCACCTCAGCTCGGGAAGCAAGGGAGAAGCTATACGTCTAATCCGCGTCGTGCAGAACCACATCAAGTCGATGCCCGAGGGTTACTGGAGGCGACGCTATGAGGAGCAACTGGAGGTGAAATTCGGGCATCTGGTAGCGGGGCAAGAGCGAGCGAGCTTGAGTTCCATCGACGAGTAAACTCCAAACGAGAGGGACCACTATGGAAGACGTACTCCCGGCACCCGTGTTCTTCGGGTTGCCCCCCAAATTTGACGAATGGAGGCCACACCAGGCCGAAGCCTGTCTCCTCATGCAGCAGGACTCTCCGCGATTCAAACTCGCGGTCTGCCCCACGGGATTCGGGAAAAGTTTGACGTACATCACGGCAGCCATGATCCGCGACGGACGGACCGCCATCCTCACGTCCACCAAAGGACTCCAGACTCAGCTCGTGGAGGAGTTCGGGGAGATGGTAGTGGAGATTCGAGGGCGCGGGAATTACCCCTGCCGCCTGAACACCAAGGTCAACTGCGATTCAGGACTCTGCAGCTTCGGGGTCAAGTGTACGCTTCGAGACCAGGGGGGTTGCTTCTATTACGACCGGCTCCGGGAGGCACAGCGGGCCAAGGTAGTCGTGACGAATTACGCCTACTGGATGGCGCAGCATGAGTTCTCCGAGGGGTTGGGCCAATTCGAGACTCTGGTCCTGGACGAAGCGCACGCGGCGGTGGACCACGTAATCGATCACATTTCGGTCCAATTCAGCCGCAAGAATCGGACCGAGACCCGCTTCCTGGGACTGGACAACCCATTACCCAAGACGGCTGACGGATGGCGGGAGTGGGCCAGGGAGCGGCTAGTGGACGCCATCGTCGAGGTGGAGGAGGCCAAGGTCCAGCGGAAGGAAAACCGGTTCGCGGCCTTCTCGCGGATCAAGGGGAAGCTGGAGCGGCTCACGGAAGGACTCGACCCGAGTTGGGTCTGGGAGTCCAACCCGTTTTCCGTCTCCCTCAGCCCCCTATGGCCCCGCGCCTTCACCGAGTCTACCCTCTTCCTCGGGATCCCTTCGGTCGTCCTCACGTCGGCCACCATCGTCCCTAAGACGGCACAGCTCCTCGGCATTCCGTCGGGATCCATGGTTTACCGCGAGTTCCCTCACTCTTTCCCCGAGGCCCATCGCCCTCTCATCCATATCCCGACAGTGAAGATGAACTACAGGATAGGGGAGATGGAGAACCGGATCTGGCTGGCGAGGCTCGACTCGATTCTGGAGTCTCGGCTCGGGACCAAGGGCATCGTGCATACAGTGTCCTACGCCCGCCGGGATCTCGTCCTGGAGCGGTCCAAGTTTGCGGCCCATATGATTACCCATCAGCGGAAGAACACCGAGTCCGTCGTCCGATCGTTCAAGTCTTCCCCTGCCCCCGCTATACTCGTCAGCCCGTCAATGGTTACGGGTTGGGATTTCCCCGACGATGAGTGTCGCTGGCAGGTGATAGTGAAGATGCCCTACCCGGATATCCGGGGGGCAATCTCCAGGGCGAGGAGCGTAAGGGACAAAGACTTCATAAATTACAAGGTAGCTCAACAACTGATACAGACGACTGGGAGGGGTTGTCGGTCAGCGGAAGACAAGTGCGAAACGTTCGTGATAGACAATAACATCGTATGGTTTCTGGAGAGGAACCGCCACTTGCTCGTCGAATGGTTCGGCGGTGCATATCGAGTGGAACGGTTCATCCCAGAACCGATTTAGCCCGAAACAGGCAAAGGAGAAAAGTTATGAGTGACGCCATTAATCTTAACCCCGAAAGTTTTATCGAAGGGTCCGGCCTGATTGACGATTGCGACGCAGTAGTCAAGGAAGCCAGGTTCGACATGTTTGACTACAACGGGACTGCAGACCCCACCCCCTGCCTCAAGATGGTACTGGACGTGGCCGGAGACGAGACCGAGCAGTACTGGTCCATGGGCCGAGCGGACGACTGGATCCCCTCGGACGACGGGAAGCAGTTGCTGAAGGTGGGGACCGCAAACTCCATCAGGCTGACGAGCAACGGCGGGATCTTCCTCCAGGCCCTCGTGGGTGTGGGATTCCCGGCAGAGAAGCTGGGGAGCGACATAAGCGTGTTGGACGGACTGGAGGCCCACTTCATCCAGACCCCGGCCCCCGAGCGCAAGGGGGTAAAGAAGACCCCGAAGCAGAAGGAGAAGGAGGAGAAATACGGGCCTCCAACGATTCTCGTCGTGAGCGAAATCCTGGCACTCCCCTGGGAGAAGAAGGCTGCGGGCAAACCGAAAGGGAAGAAGGCCGCACCCGCCGGCGCACCCCCCAAGGCCGCCACAAAGTCCACCGAGAAGACCAAAGCCGCACCAAAGGAAGAAGCTGAAGCCGACGCCCCCGACGAGATGACCGAGAAAGCAACGGAGATCGTAATGGGTATCCTGGCTGAGGGTGAGGGTCTGACCAAAAAGGAACTGACCCCGAAGATCTTCAAGGTCATGGCGGACGATCCCGACCGGAACAAGGTAATCCAACTGACCTTCAAGGATGAGTTCCTGGCTGCTGGACCCTGGGATTATACCGACGGGGTACTCTCGCTCGGGTAACCCCTAGGGTAACCCGCAAGCCGCAAGCCGCAAACCGCAAGGGGTGGCCCGTATCGGGTCGCCCCCCAACCAAGGAGGAAGACTCATGGAAGTCCAGATAACCGACACCAAATGGCCCCAGACACTGTTCGTGGACGATGAGGAGCGCCAGCCCGGTCTCCACCTCGGGGAAGTCATCAAGTCTCTGGAGAAGGCGACGGGCCTGGGGTACAAGGGAGACGGTTTCAACGACATGCAATTGACCGCCGAGATCGGCCTCCTCTGGGAAGACGTGCTGTCTCGCATAATGAAGGAGAAGTATGCGGTCCGCCCCCCACAGATCATCCGAGACGGGATTTGGATGTCCATGGACGGGATAAATAACGACCTGTGCCCGGGGGAAGACCCGGCGGGGGAGGTTCCGATAGTCGTCGAGGAGTACAAGGCGGCATGGAAGTCCACCCGCTCCAGTCCCGAGGAGAATTTCTACTACATGTGCCAGGTCAAGTCCTACTGCTACGCGCTGGATACCCCCGTCGCCGTCATGAGGATCTTTCACCTAAATGGCGATTACAGGGGATCCGGTCCCGTTTACCGCGTCGCCCGCATCCGATTCACGGAGAAGGAGCTGGAGGACAACTGGCGCATGATCCTGCGGCACAAGGAAGCGGTCTGGGGGAAATCGTGAGATGGGTCTGGTGGATAGCGCTCCTCGCGACGGTCGCGGCAGTTGCGAGATGGATAGCGAAAACTATAGGGGGGTGACCCCCTGAAGGAGGTAAGATGAGAAAGGAGCAGATGAGACAGGAAGACATACTGTGGTGTAAGCGCCATATACCCAAGGAAGTAGTCCATATGATGGAGGAATTAGGCCCCAAAGTCTGTATTGGGGGTGGTTTCATTCGAAGCTGTATCACGGGGGACAGTATAAATGACATAGACTTATTCGTGGACTCGGACAGGACGAAGGACAAAGTGGTGGAGCTACTTAGCATAGTTACGAAGAAGACCGTAAAGACCAAAAACGCGTTAACCATTATATCTAAGCCCTATCCGATTCAGGTGATCACCAGGTGGATGTATCCCCACCCAAAGGAGGTATTGGGCAGTTTTGACTTCACGATCGCCTGTGCCGTTCTCTGGTGCAACCCCAAGGTTGGATCCCCGCATGAGTGGTGTGGGTTGGTTCACCCAGACTACTACCAGGATCTTGCAGCCCGACGACTGTCATACACCTACCCTCAGCGGAACGAGGATGCAGGAGGGTCAGCCCTTAGAGTCCTGAAGTACTACAGGAAAGGATACAACATAACCCTTAACTCTTACGCGGGAGTTATATCCAGGCTTATTGGGGGTATACACTGGAACGAGGTTATAGAGTCTAACGAGAAATACCGGGCGGGTGTTCTGACCGGATTACTGGTTCAGGTAGACCCATCTGTAATTTTGGGGCAGGAAATAGTTAGGGAGGAAGGACGGGAAAATGACACTCAAGAAGCATAACTTCACGCGCTCCCAGGATCGGGAGTCCCATGACCGGATTATCGTTTCGGTTGCCGGCCTGGAGAAGCAGGGAAAGACACACTTCGCCCTCACGGCTCCAGGACCCGTCGCCCTTTTCTCGACAGATATCGGGGAGGAGGGAGTGACGGAGAAGTTCGAAAAGGAGAAGGAAGTGTGGGTGAAGGATGTCGCGCGAATCGATGAGGATGCGGCGGAGGAGGCTCCGGCGGAGTGGGACCGATTCAAGTCCGCCTACCTCGACCTGATGAAGGGCTCTGAGGTTCGCTCGATCGTGGTGGACACGGCAACGGAGATCTGGGAGCTCCTGAGGATGGCGAGGTTCGGGAGACTGACGCAGGTTATGCCCTACCAGTACGGACCCGTCAACGCCGAATTCCGCGCCCTCATCCGCGAGGCGTACAAGTGGGACAAGAACCTAATCCTACTACACAAGATGAAGGCTCAATACATCAACGACAAGAGGACGGGGGAGTGGGAGCGCGCGGGCTTCTCCGATATGGGGTTTCTGGTCCAAGTGAACGCTCAAGTATACCGGTATGACCCCGAGTCTGGCGGAGAATTCTGCCTTTGGGTGAAAGACTGCAGACAGAACCCGGATTTGGCCGGAGAGGTCTTGGAGGGTGATAGCTGCAGTTTCCCCATGCTGGCGATGAACGTTCTGCCAAACGTGGACCCTAGCGCGTGGATGTAACCCGTTACCCGAAACTAGTAAAGGAGAGACCCATGAACCTGATCAAATATCAAACCCCAGACATCGTATCCCCTGGAGAATTTTGGATCAAAGACTCCAGCATCGCCATGGGATTTGCCACTCAAGTCTTCCACCCCTACCTCCTCGACATCCTCACCTGGTTGGTGGAGCGCCATGGGGTGGTAGTCACGGAAAGCTGGCGACCCCAAACCCACCCTAACGACCTTCACGGAACTGACCCGGTCCGCGCCCTCGACCTGCGCTCCTGGTGCTACGGACCTCGGGAGAAGATTCGCGAGATTGCAGGGGAAATCAACGAACGTTGGACCTACGACCCCAAGCGGCCCGACATGGCTTGTTGCGTCGTCCACCAGAATCGGGCGTCCCTCGGAATTCACGCACACGTCCAGGTACATCCGAGGACGAGGAGGACCCATGTTTGAGGAACTGTTGAAGGAAGGCTGGCTCCCGGACTGCTCCTGTTGCGCCGGGACCGGAGAGGGGCCGGCGGACGGAACCAGTTGCCCCTGTTGCGCCGGTCGCGGGTACGAGTTGCCCGAGGTGGAATCCGAGACGGAACGGTTCGAGACGGAAAGGGAGGAACCAGATGAGTGGAGCAGTTAAAAGATAAAAAGCCCGTAGAAGTAAAGCCGGGTTTGAAAACTAGAAAAGAAACCAAAAAATGGGCATAAAGAGGTGGAATGATAGAAACCCAGAAAACAGAAAGGAAAGACAAAGAAGAAGTAAAAAGTTCAGAAGGTTGATCGATAAATTGAAGATTTTGAATTACTATAGTAATGGAACACTAGAGTGTGTATTGTGTGGCGAAGATAGATTGGCCTGTTTGAGTATAGACCATATATATGGAGGAGGAACTAAACACAAAAAAGAGTTAAGGGCTTCAGATATTGAGTTTTACACGTGGATAATCAAGAATGACTTTCCAGAGGGGTTTAGAACTATATGTATGAATTGCCAGTTCTGTGAAGATACCCCCAGTCAAGAAGAACTACAGGAGGTGTACTATCATACTCGTCGATGACAGAGTGGGATCCAAGGAGATCTTTCCGTTCATCAATTCCCCCAAGGCCCTGTGCCGCCTGGAATACGCGGACTTTGCCTTCAGCGGTTGCGGGCCTCGGGGTCAGATTGACGTCGGGGTAGAGCGCAAGGGGATCCGGGACCTGATCCAGAGTATGACGTCGGGTCGTCTAGTGGGCCATCAGCTCATCGGGTTGAAGGAGGAGTACGGTTTCGTGTATCTCCTGGTAGAGGGGATATGGCGACCCGATCGGCGCTCTGGCGTCCTCATGAAGCCCAGGGGCAACGGGTGGACCCCAATCGCGCAAGGGTCGAGGCGCTTCATGGCGCGGGACGTCTGGGCTTTCCTTCAGTCCGTCTCCATTCTCTGCGGAGTCCAGGTCGTCGCCACCAGCAATCAGTGGGAGACAGGGCGCTGGCTTGATACGGTTTACGGTTGGTGGTCCCGGCCCTGGGCGAAGCATAAATCCCATCTCCAATGGCAGAAACCCCAAGAGTACGCGAGTCTCCGGAAGCCCAACCTAGTCACCCGTCTCGCGGCTCAACTCGACGGTATCGGATGGGATAAGGCGCGGAAGATGGGGGAGGCGTTTGTGGATCCTCTGGACTTCGTGACCGCAACGGAAGACGAGCTGCTGGGGATCGATGGGATAGGCCCTAAACTTGCGAAAAATGTAATTAAACAATTAAATCCAGGAGGGGAGTGATGGCACACGAAGAACTGAAAAAGCAGTATGAGGAAGATTGCAAGAATTATGAACGGCCTTGGGAGTTGTGGGAATTCAAATGGAATTCTGCGGACCATTGGAAAGCTTTAGACAGACAGCCAAACTGGATAGAATATGCTGAATACCACCGCAAAGAACCCCCGTTCCAGGCCGGGCAAACCGTTTTGGTTTATGATAGATTTCGCTTTGCTATACCGCTGAGAGCAGTTGTGGTGGAACAATCGGGAGAGGCAGTTGAGGTTTTGTTGCTCGAATCAAATAACAACAAGTATCCAGCCGGACGAAAGGTATGGGTTTTTACAGAGCAGATTAAAAAGACAGAACAACAGGAACACCCGACAATCAACATCGGCGGTGTGGAGTTGCCAAGGCCGGAGGTTGAGGCACCAAAGGATGGAACTCAGTACTGGTTTATAAATAGCTTCAACGAAGTTCGTTTTCGTTTTTGGGGGCGTCATGTAGACAACTCTGAAAAAGACAGGCGATACCTTGCAGCTGGGAATGTGCATCTTGAAGGCGCCCGTGCCCAGGCATGGGCTGACTGGTGGAACGAGGCGATCATAAAGGAAATAAAGGAGAACTCATGAAACTCGGAACTCGCTCGCTGCTTTTCGGCTGCCACCAATTCGCCATCCACCCCTTTTTCGTATTGAGGGTGTGGTCTAAGTTTTACCCGTATCCCGACTCCAAGCCTCCATCCCTCCCCGGTCGCATCCTCGCGGCTATTGTGCATGATTGGGGTTATTGGGGCTGCCGAACCATGGACGGACCTTGTGGCGACCAGCACTCCATCTTCGGTGCCAACCTGGTCTATCGCTTAACCCGTAGCCAGTGGTGGTACGAGGAGGTCCTTTGCCACTCCCGCTTCTTTGCCCGGCGGATGAACCTCGCACCCTCCACCTTCTGTTGGGTGGATAAGGCCGCGACCGCCTCCTACCCCTCTTGGCTCTGGGCTACCCTCGCGTGGCTTAGCGAGGAGGGTTGGGAATACCTGGAGAACCCCATGTACGAGATCCACGTTCCCGGCGAGCGCCGGACCTGGTTAAACTTGTACCGTTTCCACGATAGGCTTCGGGCCTGGACGAAGGCGAAACTAACAAACTACTATAAGGGGATAAAGCTATGGGATTAGGCGTCAACCTCAACCCGCTGGAGCAGACGGATCGGACGAAGCGTTATTACGTCACAATTAAGAATTGCAGTGAGTGCCCGTTCTGGAGCAAGTGTGAGGTCGGGGGGATGAACGACGATTATCGCTTCCCAACTGGCTGCAGGCTCCAGGATTGGACGGGAAACGAGAACGAATTGATGCGGGTGTGGCGGCACAAGTAGCCCGCCACCCTTTACCCGCAAAGGAGGGACCAAATGGAAGACACACTATGGAGCGTTGAGCTGGCAGAGTGCACCTGCGGGCGAAAACCGTGCACGTGCGATCTGTGGCTGGTGAAGAGGGGAGACGAGACTAAGGTGAGCTTGCGGGATTACGAGCTGGCTCAGGGGATTGTGGACCGCGTGAATGCCGCAGGTTGGGTGGAGCGATTGAATGCCGCAGGTTTGGCGAAGGAGGACCGATGAGAATCTCAGAGGAAATCGCACATAATAGCCCGCGTATATTTCTTACTGGAACCAGGGCTTATGGACCCGCTAGACCTGATTCGGACTTCGATATCGTAGTCCCGGAGATTGTGGCGGTAAACATGTTTGGTATACTCAGGCACATAACGGAAGTGGAGTTGACCTCGGATGTCGAAGAGTACACGGGATATACGTTTGACGTCTCCGGGTATAAAGTCAACGTGATATCGTGTAAAACCGAAGAGGAACTGGAGAATTGGCGTCGGGCCACTGAAGCCATGAAGAACCTAGACCCCATAGAGGACAGGGAGACCAGAGTGGAGTTGTTCAAGTCCATTCGGGATGGGGAGGACCGATGAAGTGTCAAGCATGCTCCCTCGCGGCCCGAGGCGTGAAGCCCGTAGCGGGTGAGTTCTACTCCACGACCCCCGTCCCCCATCCTCGCGTCATGGTCATCGCCGAGGCTCCGGGCTGGGAGGAGAACAAGTGGGGTCGCCCGCTCATCGGATCCTCGGGGGAGGAGGCCCGCCACCACCTCGACCTCAACGGGATATCACGCCAGGGAGTCTGGCTCGATAACGTTTGCCGCTGCCAGCCGCCCGCGAACCGCACCCCAACCGAAGCGGAAGTCCAGGAGTGCACCTCCCGTCACCTCACCAACGAGATCAAACGGCTGAAACCCAAGTTCATCATCGCTATGGGCCGGACCGCCATCCGCTGGATCCTCGGCCCGACCGACGTCGAACTCACTCACGGAATCCCCCGCCCGGCAACCGTTGCGGGCCACGAGACGATCGTCATCCCGACGTACCATCCAGCAGCCGGACTCCATTCCCCCGAGACCATGATTCTGTTCCATACGGATATGGCGCTCGCGGGGAAGGTGGTGAAGGGGGAGATAGCCCCTTACCCCCCAACCGACGATCATGAGGGTCGCGAGTCTTACCACGTCATCGGAGACCACTCGACCTTCCCCCTCTCCCCGGATCATATCCAGCTATACGCCAAGGAGCAGGGTTTGGTGCCTGGCAGGCTGGTCGTGGCCGTGGACACGGAGTGGGCGCGAGGCCAGATGTGGTGTCTTAGCCTCTCGATAGCCCCTGGAACAGCCTGGGTGATCGGGGCGGACCAATCATCCTCGCTTGCCTCTCTTCAGCTCGTCCTGGGCTCTCGAGACGTTACGACCGTAATCCATAACGCTCTCTACGATCTCCCGGTCTTGCGCCAAGTCGGGATCGAACCCGCAAATCCCGTGGACACTATGGTTATGGCCTACCTTCTGCAGAACGAACCCCAGGGACTCAAGCCTCTAGCTTTCCGCCACTGCGGGATGAAGATGGCGTCCTACTCGGAGATGGTTGCGGGTGCAACGCTGGAGAAGGCTATGGAGTACCTGGAGGTGGCAGCGGGCTTGGAGTACCCCGACCCGGAACCAGTCCTGGAGTGGAAGAAGGGGGAACCCCACGTCCGCCAGCCGCAGAACATACTACGCAAGATCACCCGCATCCTGAAGGGGGTGGAGGAGAAGAACGTAAACCCGTGGGATGCATGGAAGGCAGTGAAAGAGGGAAAAGAAGTGGTGGAAGAGCTTCTCGGTCCTATGCAGGAGGGGGAGCTGTGCGACATTGACGAGGAGGAGGCAATCTTCTACTCTGCACGGGACGCTGATGCTACGATTCGGGTTTACCCTCTTCTCGCGGCTCGAATCGAAGCTCTGGGCCTGGACGGGACTCTCCAGCGGGACATGCGGGCCATGCCCATGGTCGTGGACATGATGGCGAACGGAATGCCGGTGGACTTGGATGCCCTGCTGGAGTTGGGGAATTGGTTGCAGGGGCGGATGGACCTGCTTCAACGGAAAATACAGTTGAACGTGGGCCACCACATGCCGGGGGTGACACTCAACCCAAATTCAGCCCCCCAGATGTCCGAGTTGATCTATGACAGGCTCAAGCTACACGAGAAGGGCGGGATGCACAAGGCTAAGAAGGGAGGCGCGAAATCCACGGCGGATGACATACTCAAGCGTTACCTCCCGCTTCATACCGTGGTCCAGGACATAATAGATTGGCGCGGGTATGCGAAGCTGAAGTCGAGTTACGCGGATGCGATTCCGAAGCTCATCTCCCCTGACGGACGAATCCGGACGACGCTCCGGATGACGAGGGTGGCGACCGGGCGACTTTCGTCTAGCAAGCCCAACCTGATGGCCCAACCCACCCGATCCGCTGAGGGCCGTCGAGTCCGGGACTGCTACGTTGCCCCCGAGGGTTGCGTGTTACTCAGTGGGGATTACAGCCAAGTTGAGATGAGAGTGGCCGCAAGCGAAGCGAAGGACGAGAAGATGCTGGAGATCTTCTGGGGTGGAGAGGACATACACTCGATCACAGCCAGCGAGATGTTTGGGATCCCCGTCTCCCGAATCGACGAGAAGAAGCATCGATACCCCGCGAAACGAGTGGGATTCGGGATCCTGAACCTCATAACGGCTGAGGGGTTGCACAGGGAGCTGGTGACGGGGGGCTCCACGATCCATTCGCTGGACGACTGCCGTCAGATGATAAAGGCTTGGTTCGAGATCTACCACGGGATTGCGGCCTACATGAAGGCCAACGGGGAATACGCCAAGCGTTACGGGTATGTCCGCGACATGTGGGGTCGAATTCGGTACATCCCGGGGATCAAGTCAACCAACAGGTGGAGTCGAATCGAGGCGGAGCGGCAGGCGGGGAACTACCCAATACAATCAGGTGCCCAGGGAGTGATCAAGCAGGCTATGGGAGATCTGGTTCCGGTCTATCGAAGTTCAAGGTTCAATGGCAAGGTCCTACCCCTTATCCAGATCCACGATGATATAGTATACCAAGTGGAGGAAGAAGTGGTGGAAGAGTTTATTCCCGTAGCGAGGAATACCATGCAAAACGCTGTCAAGGATAAGATGTTAGTACTCATGGAGGTTGACTTCAAGGCGGGAACCAAATGGGGAAGCATGAAAGGGATAGGGGGGTAACCCGCTACCCGCTACCCACCACCCCGCCGATCACCCGGAACGTGGTCCCCTGGGGATAGTTCCCTTGGGCAAATGCCGCAGGGGTGACGGGTTTGTTGTCGATGTTGATGTCAATGCTGGCCGATTGGGCCTCGGCGGTTTGGGGGGTGATTAGTGTTGTCATTTTATATCTCCTTTCAATTTACCTTTAGCCTTCAATCTCTCAATCGCCATCTCCCGCATCTCCTGACGGATCAGGGCTTCTTTTTCATCAACAGGTTCTGGTGCCTCTGGTTAGGGCCAAACTATTTCTGGTAATTCGGCCAGTAATTCGGTTTCAGTTGGTATCTCACGGGTTCCCTCTTTGACTTCATTGAGAATCGAGAGACTTACTTCATAGCAGTTGTCCATCCATTCACTGAAGGCAATACCTTCGGAATACCACTTGCTCTTAGGGTTGGCGGCACGGAGACTTGCGGTGATCCGGTTGTCGTATCCTTTGGCCTGGGCCACGGAGTCGATGTGTCGATCCAAGGTAGCCGCGAGGTTACGCTGGATTTCTTCGGGTGTTGGGCCGGGGATAGGATCAGGGGTGTTACCCTGTTTGATCCATTCCTGTACCGCATGGTAATGACGGTTCCCTGGGGCATTCGGTACATGCATCGAGCCGTTCACCAAGTACCCATTTCCAGTTATTTGAACTGTTTGTATCATAATGTCTCCTTATAGTTCTGCATCGCACGTTATTTTACCACTCCAATACACAGACCCGCTATCAGTTGCCGTTTGATTGGCGACACACCCACGAAGCGTTATTGCTGTACTACCGTCTAAGCTGCCACTCATATTACCTCCATCATTGGTATAAGATATTGTAGGAACAACCCGCATCTCTGTAGGGAATGATGTCGAAGCGGTAGCCCGGCCGGTTTGACCGGAATCAGTAGCATACCCAGAGCCTCCTATTGGAATTGTATGCACGTAATATCTATGGCATAAATTACTCTCTACCCCGATTGGCCTCTGCTCAAAAGGGGTAGCCACTGAGCCAGCTTCGAGTTGAGCATTCGCCACGGTCCCGTCAGAAAACTTCACAGTGACATTAGATCCACCTGCAACACTGAAACTTTCCCCGTTCGTTCTGGCTGTCCCATCAACGGCACACGTAGCTGTTCCTTCCCAGGATATCGTATAAGTCCCAGCAGGAAGAAAAGCACCTTCAATCACTTGTTCCACCCCACCAGCGGGAACCGTTACAGTCCGTTTGCCACCTAAGTCCGTCCATGTGACACTCTGTTCACTGGTTACAACCCGCCATCTATCAAGGGTGTATTCATTAGCGGAAGTTGTATTCGTCCCTGAAACGTACCCCCGTTGATTCACAAAGAAGCCACCATTGATAATCTGGTTGCGGTTAGCAGTCGGGGGTGTAATGGGATGCCCGGTAGCCCTGGCATAATTCACAATCCTCGCCGTTGTCCCGGTAATCATCTGCACATCAAAAGTATCCCCGGCAGCGGTTGTGATGTTTGCAGCTCCCTGGGTGATGATCAGGTTTGTTGCATGATGGGTTAAAGTAAATATTTCATCTGCCCGGCAATGGTATGTCACCCCGGCTGTTCCTGTAAACCCGGTGATCGTGACGTTCCCGGTCAGTAAATGCTTGGTTGTGGCTGTCCCCAGGATTGTCGTCGTAGCCGTTGCCGTACTCGCCTCGGCCTGGTCCACCTGCAGAACGTCTCCCGGATCCAATCCAGCAGTCACTACACCCAGTTTCCCCTCCACCTCATCCACGGTCCATATCGTGTTTCCCTCCGGGTCCACGAGCTTCAGCCGGTAATTACCGCCAACCGAATCGATCCAGACATCGGCTTGCCCGTAGCTGTCGAGGATTATGGGATTTAGGTTCGGAGTCGCCCTCGTGGCGTCGGTCCAAGACGTCTTGGGTGTCGTTGTCCCCGTTTCGTACGTGTAAAGTTTAGCCCCTGCCCACGGATTCCCGTTGGAGTCCAAGGCGGTAAACTTGGGGGTCTGTGTTAATCCTACGCTCATGTTACCTCACAATTTGGGTGTCACCTCGCGGGTCACCTCACAATTCGGACGATTAAATTACCAATAATCCCCAGAGCGCAAACGAGAACGCTCCCGAGAATCACGTTTATCTTGTTAACGACGGATTCCAGGGCCGAATCCCATCTCTCCCCGCGGGCCTCCAGACTCTTAATTCGCGCGAAGATTCCGCTGTGATCCGGGCATACGTCTCCGTGCCTCCTACCTTCACCACTCCAATCTTCACTCCTCATCTGGCTTTCCTCCTCTTGGATCCCCCTCATCATTTGGCCCCCTTCCCCTTGGATCTTCCTTTCTTTACTGCAGCGGTTGCGGCGGCCGGCCCGGCTTTCTCCTTTACCTTCTTCCACTGCCGGTGCTCTTTCTTCGTCAACTTTTTCCCGTTAATCTTCTCTGGTATCGAGTCCTCCTTTCCCTTCATTGGATCTCGCACCCCTCTGGCATCGAGTCCTCCTTCCCCTGGTTTTGAATTATTCCCCCTCCCCCCTGGTTCGCTCCTTTACTCTCTCGGATGCGGCAACGATGCGCGAGAGGAGACCGGCCGCGGCCTCGGACCCGGCGGGGGTGCTGATTCCCTCAGTCAAAAGTTTTGCGGTCTTCGGGTTGAGCATCATCTTGGAGAGGAGGGGAGGTCCGAGGATGACAGTGGCGGTTGCCGGTTCGATGGCCCCCGCGAGTAGGATGCGGCCCACGGCAGTACCCTGCGCAAGCTGAATGAGCATGCGGCCTGCTCCCTCTCCCTGGCTGGCTTGAGTCGCTTGGAGCACGCGGCCGAAATCCTCCAGCGCACGAATCTGCGGCCCGGTGAAGACTTCAGTGAGGACTGGCATACCAAACGAGTTAGGTTTTCCGCTCATGTTGTTGATGATGCGCTTGCCGACCAGGTTCCCGTTCACGTCGGTTGACTTGGAGAGCAGATGTTGGATGAAGAAGCCCTTCAGGTTGCGCCACTCGTCCGACCCTTCCCCGAGAGCGCGCTTCACCTTGCGGACCTTGGAGACTTGGCCCGGCTTGAAGATTGCGGGGGCTATGTTCTCCGCTCCAGTACCCGTGTCATCCGCGAGCTTCACGAGGCGACGAAGGAGTGTGTTGTTGTACTTCTCCTGGCCCTCGCGGTAGAAGCGATTCGCGATGCGCCAGGCTTCGTAGGGAGTCTGCTGGGGGGTGGCGGGTGTGGGCTTCTTAAACTCCTTAATAGATTTTCTACTAAAAACCCTTATCGTATTTGCCTTATCCTCCAGTTGCCAATTAGCGTTGTACCCCAGGTCTTCCAGGGTAGCCTTAACCTTCCAGTCTTCGTAGAAGGCATGATTTCCGGTCTCTGCAAGCATCTTCGGATTTCTGTAATACGTATACCCTTTCCTGTTCCACTCATCCAAGAATCTATTCAAGTGTTCGGGGTCTCGGGCGTCGAAGGTTTTCAGTCCGTCTACTGAAGCCTCATACACGTTGGAGCCGAATTTGGATGCTACCTTTGGGTCTTCAGTTAAGAAGTACCCTCTATGTCCCTTGTCCATATCCTTGCCGGACTTGAGAGTCTTGTTGGTTCCATGATATAGTTTATTTTCTCCACTAGCGGCCCGCACCCCCGGAGCCTTCAGTCCCCGAAGTGAGTCTGCCATCTGCTTGTCCAACAGGCTTACGAGCTTTTTCGCCTTCCCGATTGCCGGAGCCTTCTTGTTTATGACGCTGAACTCATCGATTCGACTGATGAGTCGCGAGCGTAACTCTTTCGCCTCCTGGAAGGAAAGTCCCTCGGGTAACCCATTGATCGCATCCATCAGGTCGTCCCCCGCGTTCTTCGCCTCTATTCCCCCGAGCTCCGTGGAATGCACGCGGACCTTGGACGAGAAGTCGCGCAGGCTACGGGTGGGGATGCGGAAGCCCGGGATTACCTCCTCCACTTCCTTCTCAACCGTCCTCGTTATCGGATTCCCATACTCGTCGGCGATGCCCGTGGGGACCAGCTTCACTTCAGTCCGCTTCACTATCTCGTCGGGAGGGATGAGGGCCTGCACGTTATTGTACAGCACGTCTGCCGCTTCCTTGTGGACTTTCCGTTTCGCTTCGAGTGCCGTGACGAACAGAGACCCCAACTCGTCCGGGCTTACCCGTTGCCCGAATTGGTCAATCATACTGTCCGCGAAATCGTCGAAGAATTCCCCCCGTTTGGTCTTGAATTTGGCTATCGCGTTTCCCCCGATGAGGCTCGACTCGCTAATGTTCCCGAGGATATCCAAGACTCGAGACTCGGTGGCCTCGGAGGGGAGGAGGACTGGCTTAATCTGATCCTCGAACCGTTTCGAGGCTGTCGCGAGGCCAGGGATCGTCTCCTTGCGAAACGGGGCGAGGATCTTCCCGAATCCCTTCGCGACCAACCCCCCAACCATCTCGAACCCCGCTTCGGTTAAAGCCGCCTCCCCTATCCGTTTGGCCGCTTCCGTTGACGTCGCGGGTGCGTCGAGCGAACCCGAGAGGTGCTGTCCGATTTGCTTCATGGACTCCCCGAAAGCTCCTCCAACGCCGGCACCCACTGCGAGCGGGAGAAGAACGGGACCACCGGCGGTCAGGCCGGTGGCTGCGGTCAGGCCCCCCGCTACCCCTCCGAGAGTCTGTGGAGCTTCGAGTGCGATTGCCCTCCCCATCGAGGCCCCCTTCTCGGTCTGAGCTGCAGAAGCGGGGTCAAGAGCGGCTACGGAGCCAGGCCCCCCAAAGGTGGGGTCGGGGATTCCGCCCGCGTCTTGAGACCCAAGCTCCCGCTGGACCACGGAGTCTATCTCCTCTTGCGTTACGTCATCCGGGAACTCAAACTCCTGACCCTCTGGACCTACTACCTTCTTCATCTGACCTCCTCCTCTCGTGGTCCCATTCGCTCCATCATCTGACCTCCTCCTCTCGAACAAGATTTCCGTTGGCGTCACGGGTGTAGCGGATGACCTGGGGGGTTCCGGGTGGCAACTGGTCAAACCCCTTCTCCTTCGCCTGCTCCAGCACAACGGATAGAGGCTGGTCCATGTCGATCCCGAGGCGGAGGAAGTCTGCATTCAGCTGGAGTACCCGCTTCGTCGTCTCCTCGATTGACTTCAGGTTCGCCTTGTACTGCTCGGGACTGTTGTTCACCGGATCGGGGAAGGCAGTGGCAATCTCTTGCATCTCCTTCTCCCCTCCCGCGACACCCGTCACCCACTTACGGTAGGCAAGGAAGTCGGACTTGGCCTGGCGGAACCACTGGGCGTACTCGTTGATGTACTTCCTCTGATCTTCCGTCGAGACTCCGGCCTTGTCCATAATCTCAGCCGCCTTCTTTTTCCCTTTACCCATTACCTCCAGGTACTCATCCTTGAACATCTCCCCCGTCTTGCGGAAGGACTGGACATTCTTCACCCCCTCGATGATCTCGGACTCCACCTTGGTGCGAGTCGTGCGGGCCAAGTCCCCCGTATACACGTTGACGGCAGGACCGGTACGCTTATCCACGCGGGTCCATCCCGACGGGACACTTGCGCCCTTTGCGAGATACGCCTGGTTCCCCTCCGAATCCGTGAAGAGTTCGAAGTCGGGTTTGGGTGGAGCCGTGGGAACTTGCTGATCCGTCCCCCCTGGAGTCTTGATGAGGGTTCCGGGAGCGTAGCCCCTCGGCCTCGTCTCCTCGAAGGTCTGCTTCCGCTCGTCGAGCTGTTGCTCTCTCCTCTCCAGCCCGAATCTCCCGACGTCCATCGCCTGGGAGAAGGCGAGCTCCTCTTGCTTCAGGCGTGTGGTCTCGTCCCGTAGCGAGTTGCGGATAAGGCGGACTGAAGTCGGGGTATAAGACGGGAGGACTTGATTCACCATCTGGAGGTGCTCCGGGTAACGGGAGAGAAACTGACGTTTGGCAATCGAGAGGTCCTCCTCGGAGTTGACCCCCGTCAGGAGGTTGAGCGCGAACTCGTTGGCGTCGATTGCCTGTTCCCGTTGGAGCTTGGCGACTTCAGCCTGCTGCTTCTGGATATCCAGCCCCAGTCTCCCCTCCGAGACTCCAATCTCGCGGTTCCTCAAGCCCAGCTTTTGCATCTCGAGGGCGGCTTCGTTTTGCACCTTCTGCCGGGCTGTCTGTGCGAGCTGGGCCGTGGTCTGCTTAGTGAGAAGGTCCGCTGCGTAATTTGGGACTTGAAACTGCTGTAACTGCGGTAAAGTCGGCATAATTCCTCCTTATAGTCCCTGGCCGGGAGTGAGACCCAACGGGTTTTGAACCGTGACCCACGGGTTGTACGGTTGGGGAGTCGAAGCGGGAGAGCTGAATAGGCCGGGGTTGGTGGCTGCCGTATTCATGAATTGAGTCCCCACGTTGGCCAGATTGGAGTAGAGTCCAGTTTGGACATTGGCTCCCTGGATCGCCTGGTTCGCCTGAATTGTTCCCTGCTGTTGGATCCCGGCGGCAATTCCCGGCGCATACTGACCGGAGACGTTGGCCTGGCCTGTAGCCCCTCCGAGTGTCAGATTGGCCATTGCCGACCCCCTACCAACCTGCATATTTGCAAGGTTTGCGGCCCTATTGGTCCGTAAGTTTGCAAGTCCTGTCCCCCTGCCCACCTCAAGATTCGAAAGACTAGTAGCCCTGCCGGTCTGTAGGTTTGCCCGGTCTGTCCCCCTGCCCACCTCAAGGTTAGCTGTATTCGCACGAGCCTGAACTGCCGTATTGATGAATGGGAAAAGTCGATTCAATTCTGCATCAAGCGCGGTGGATGCCAGGTTCTGTCCAAACTCCTGTGCCGATTGGATTCCACGTCCGGACAGACCGCCCCCGGACCCTCGCGAGAAGGCCCCCTGCATAGCCTCTATTCCCTGGTCAAATTGGAACTGGTAGGACGGACGCTCGGCAAGCGAGGATGGGTCCTCGAGGAGTCCGCGAGCCTGATTGTACTCCTGGAGACCCGTTAAAGGATTCAACTCCGCTATTGCACGATTATACCCCCTATCCGAGAATTTTATCGCCTTATTGTATCCCTGGTTCACATCCTTAATCGCTGCCCCGTACCCCCGTCTTGTACTGTTTATCGCTTTATTGTACCCCTTACGTATCTCTCTCATCGCGAGATTGAACCCCCGATTCAGATCGATACGCCCCGCCTCCACTGCCTCCGCGATGTCCGCGCGGTTCTCGCGAAGGAAATCGAGCTGCATCTGAGTCGAAGCCAAGGTGGCTTGAGCCTGAGAAGATGCTGCGGAGCTGACCGCGCTCGATTGCTTATCCGCGGCCAGAATAGAACCTCCAGCCCCCAAAGCTGCCCCACCGATTAATGCTGCTGCTGTTCCGATAGCCATTATTCCTCCTCCCTCACGCCCGATCCCGGACCCGTCCTCGCGCCCGATCCTAAGCTCAAGTCTTTGATGAAGTGCGTTTCCATGTAGGTGAAGCCCCTTCGGGCATAGAACTCCCGCACCTGCTCCTCGGTCCCGCTCCCAATCGCGACCATGCAGAGCTTGGTGGCCCCGAGTCCGACCCCCCATTGGGTCAGGGCTTCCAGGAGACGGGAGAATGCCCCGCCCCCACGAGCTTCAGGTTCCACCCACACCCACTGCTCCGTGAGGATGACGTCCGACCCCTGCATGAACCATGGGGAGATCAGACCCGCTATCGTTCCCTGGATTCCCCTCCCCTCAAGGTCCCCCTCAAGGTCCCCCTCAAGGTCCCCCTCAAGGACGAAGACGGATGCGATCGGGGACTGGATGAGGAATACGAGATAGGCCCCGAAGTCTGCGGGGGAATACCCCAGACCCAACGGTCGAATCGCATCCTCGTGAAACCCGTAAGCCATCTGCAGTATGCGCGGGATATCGTCGATCCTCGCGAGCCTAATTCGGCCCCCTCTGCTCCTCAGTTCCGCTTCCATTCCATCCTCCTCCCATGACCCCTTCCCCGGGGTTCTACATTATATATTCTTCACAAACACTCCGTCAATCCATACTCCGACGACAGTTCCATCCCAGGTAAATGTTACCCTGTGTTCCTCATCTATCGTCAGCAACTCATTGTCGGGCAAATCTTCGTACCCCCCGACACGCTCGAACAGCAGGCGGAAGAACTCCTGCCACTCCATGGACATTATCCCTCCGATAAACATTTCGGTTTTCGGGAGTGATGGTAGGCCTAAACTCATGTATCCCTCTCTACTTCCGCTATGGCATCCTTGATCACCCGCTTCACTCGGGCTGAGATAGCCAGCTCGAATACCCAGTTATCCCCTTGCCCGAGTTGGATGACCCGCGCCCTGTTTTCCGTCTCCCCGATCGGCCCGAGAGGAATGTCCTCCCCGGCGGACCACCTCCGACCCCCGTCTCGCGACCAACGGAGAATCCCCTGCGGGCTTACGTCCTGCACCTCTCCCGTCACGAGTCCCACCCCAGGTTCCGTAACGACCTGTAGCTCGTGAATCGTTATCCGCTCCTGATTCGAGCGAAAGATTGGAGTCCGGCGAACCGATATCATCTCCTCCCCGTCCTCGTCGTACGCGTCGGGGTCCAGCGTGTAGAGCTTCCCGTTCCCCATGTCCCCCACGACATGCCGGGAGGCTCGAGCGAAGAAAGTATGGGAGGTCACGCGCCATTGCCCGTTTACCATCTCCGTACCATCAAGGAAGCGTGAGGACCGCTCGTGCCACTGTCCGGTTGTCGAGTCAAACACGAGCGTCTCTCTGGCGTTCGGAGACATTACGACGATATGTGTGTGACCCTTCTGCTCGTAGGAGAAGAGCTGAACATCCCCGAGGTCACCCCAAGACTGAATCTGGCGGGTGATGGCGGGAGTAGAGATGACCTTTGCGAGACGGGAGACCACTTGGACGACCTCGCCCTGCCCGTTGTAGTCCCGCGAGACGAAATAGACTGCGTTATTCCCCACGCAAGAGGCAAAAGGAGAGACGGACCCCTTCTCTATGAATGCTCCCTGAATGGATTGGAAATTGAAGACTGCCGCCCCGGTGTTCACCCAGATTTGGGTCGTCCGCTCCCCTATCGTGTACACGTCACGGTTGGAGACTTGAATCGCGAGAACGTCGTCGGGATCGGCCCCCGCCGAGTCGA